GCACCTACTATAATCAAGATATATAAGAGAGAAGGAAAAAAATGCCAACTACAATCATTACGGGTCGCGATATAAGTTTCACCATTGCTGGTGCAAGTTATGATGCGCAAGCCACATCAGCCACATTGACAGTGGATTCAACAATTAACACTTATCAAACCTTAGATGGTAAAGCCTATTTCACCACTGACACACAGGGCACATTTGCGGTTTCAATGCTTGCCGATTGGGGCGCAGCATCATCATTGTGTGAAGCATTGTGGACAGCTGCAACCAGCGCACCGAACACTGGTTTATCAGTGATTTTTGGCGCAGATTCAGGTGCATCATTTGCATTTGATGTTCAACCAATTTTGCCATCAGCGGGCGGCACTGCACCTGATGCGCAAACCGTGGATTTATCATTCACATGCGTGACAACACCAGTTGCCACATTTAGTTAATCAGTAGAATCGGGAGCAAACAAAATGAAATTACCAATACAAATTGAATATGGAAACGGTGAATCTGCAATCTACATTGCCCAAGTTCCTGAATGGTCAAAGTGGGAGCAGAAAACTGGACATACAATCAGCCAAGCCCAGGAAAAAATTGGGCTGAATGATTTATTGTTTTTGGCTTATCATGCAATGAAGCGCAATGCAGGCGGTAAGGCGATCAAGCCTTATGAAGCATGGTGTGAGGGCATTGTAGATGTCACCGTGGGTGATGAAAACCCAAAAGTTTCCAGCGCGGAAGCATAAACCGATTATTGATTGAATTGGCAATTGCCACATCAATTCCAATGTCGGAATGGGAAAGCGCGGAGCAGATATTAACCGCAGTTGAGATTTTAAAGGAGCGCAACAATGGCAACTGATGGCATTGCTTATAGTAAGCAAGAATTTAGATCAGTCATCAGGGCATTTGGTGCAATGAGTGATGAAGCCATTGATGCAGCAAAAAAATCAGGCGGGGCATTGGCTGAATATTTGCAGCAAAAAATTATTACCGCAGCCACCTTTACAGAAAATAAAGCCGACAATGTTATTGCTGAGGGTTCAAAGGTTGTTAAATCATCTAAGGTGGGCGAAATTAGTTTTGGATTTGCATCTCAAAAATTTAGTGGTGGGGGCACTACGCAACAATTATGGGGCGGTTATGAATTTGGTTCAAATAAATATAAGCAATTTCCAAGTTGGTCAGGCAAATTTGGTGTTGGTTCGCGCGGATGGTTTATTTATCCAACATTAAGAGATAATCAAAAATATATTATTGATCAATGGGAAGCATCATTTGAAAAGATTGTGAAGGAATTTTAATGGCTGGACAATCGCGCACCCTTAAATTATCAATCTTAGGTGAAACAAAGCAATTAGTTGATTCATTAAATAATGGCAAAAAAAGCGTTGAAAGTTTTGAAGATAAGATTTTAGATTTTAGCAAAAAATCAGCATTGGCATTTGCAGCCGCTGCAACCGCTGCCGCTGCCTATGCAACCAAATTGGTTGTTGATGGTGTTCAATCTGCAATCCAGGATGAAGCAGCGCAATTGCGATTGGCAAACGCTTTAAAAGCAGCAACGGGTGCTACTGATGCACAAATTAAAGCAACTGAGGATTATATTTCAAAAACTGGAATATCGGTTGGATTTACTGATGATCAATTACGCCCTGCATTTCAAAGATTAGCAATTGCCACAGGTGATGTTTCCAAGTCACAAAGTTTATTAAATTTGGCAATGGACATTTCACGGGGCGCAAATAAAGATTTAGAGCAAGTTGTTGAAGCGTTAAGCAAATCTTATGGCGGATCAGATGCGGCACTTGCAAAATTGGGAATTGGTTTGACCGCAGCGCAAGTTAAAACAATGACATTTAAAGAGCAAGTTGATTTCTTAACTGAAGCATGGGGCGGATCAGCGGCTAACGCAGCGGATACACTAAGCATCAAATTAGAAATTATGAGATTGAGATTTGATGAAGCAAAAGAAAAATTAGGCAGTGCTTTATTGCCAATTTTAACTCAATTTGCTGAATTCTTATTAACAAATGTTGTTCCATCAATTGAAGCATTTGTGGATGGTTTAGTTGGTGACAATTCATTGGTTTCAGGATTTAGTGATGCACAATTAGCAGCATTTAATTTTGGTGAAAAAACAAAATCATTAATTAGAATATTATTTGATTTAAAAGAGGAAGCAGTCACCGTTGCAAAAGTAATTGCAGGCGTTTTTACAGCATCAGCAATCGTGGGTGGAATTGTGTCAATTGTTGCAAATATTAAAATATTAATTAAAGCCTATAATGCACTTAAAGTTTCAGCCGCATTAGCAGCCGTTTCAGCATATTTGGTTGCAAATCCATTGGCAGGGGTTGCAGCCGCCGCCGTTATTGGCGGAGCGTTATTTGCGGCTTCAAAGGCATTTGGTGCAAGTGATGTGGATTCTGAATTTGGTGTGACTACTGGGGGCGACATGTCAGGTGGGTTTAGTGGAATACCTGGATCAGGTGGTGGTGGTGGTGGTGGTGGTGGATTTGGCGGCGGCGGAGCGGGCGGAAGCGGGGGTGTATCAAACGAAATTTTTGGTGCAACCAGCGCAAAAAATTTGCTTGATGCATTAACAAAAAATAGTGAAGCATTTAGCGATTTAACATTTCAATTTGCAACTGGTGGCATAAGTCAAAAAGCCGCAGAAAAACAATTAAACAAACTGACAAAAGAATTTGCAATCTTAGAAAAACAAGGCAGCGCACTTGCATCAATTGAAGCATCATCAGCATTTAATCCATTAAGCGGAATTAGAACGCCATTTAATGAACCAGGTGCAACAAACATCACCGTGAACATGGGCATTGTGGGCGATCCTGAAGGTGCGAAACGCGCAATTATAGATTTACAAAATGAGGGATTTTATCGTGGAACGGGCGGCGGCAACTTATTGCAGGGGCTTAAATGAGCCAATGGAATCCAATTTGGAAACTGGAAATCAATGGTGTTGATTACACCAATTTAATCCTGAGCAATTTGACAATTACCAGCGGGCGCACCGACATTTACAGTCAAGCAAATGCGGGTTATTGCAATATTGAATTAATTAACCTGGATCAAACCAATTACACATTTGCCATTAATGAATCAATTTCAATTTCAGTTCAAGATTCAACTGCAACATTTGTGCCGATATTTGGCGGAACAATTACTGATTTGACAATAAGTGTGTCAGAGATTGGGTCAGTTGCATACGCTCAAACATACACAATGATTGCATTGGGTGCATTGAGCCGATTGCCGCGAATTATAACCACAGGCATTTTGCCGCATGAATTTGATGGTGATCAAATTTATCGGGTTTTATCAGAGATTTTATTTAATCAATGGCAGCAAGTGCCCGCAGCTGAAACATGGGCTGCCTATGATCCAACCGTGCAATGGCAGGATGCAGAAAATAATGGATTAGGTGAAATTGATCAGCCAGGTGATTATGATTTGGCAGCCCGTTCATCCAGCGTGATTGACATTTATTCATTGGTTGCAGGGCTTGCCACATCAGGATTGGGGCAACTTTATGAGGATGCATCAGGTCGGATTTCATACGCTGATTCAACCCACCGCAGCCAATATTTATCAGCAAACGGTTATGTGGATTTAGATGCCAATCAAGCCAATGGCAAAAATCTACAAATACGCACCCGCAGTGGTGATGTGCGAAATTCAATAACTTTAAAATACGGGGCAAATTCTAATAATGAGGTCACAGATTCTGACCCTGCATCAATTGCTTTATACGGTAATTTATCTCAAATCATTTCAACCACATTGCACAATCAAGCGGATGCCACAATTCAGGCAGCGTTTTATTTAGAATTAAGAGCATACCCAAATGCTCAATTTAATCAATTTGGATTTGACCTGACCAACCCTGAAATTGATGATGCAGATCGGGATGCCCTGATAAATACATTTATGGGTCAGCCGCTTAGGGTTTCCAATTTGCCACTTAACATGAATGCAGGTGAGTTTTTGGGATTTGTTGAGGGCTGGACATTTTCAGCTGCATACAATGAATTATCATTGACCATGAATGTGTCACCCCTGGCATTTAGCCTGCAAGCATTCAGATGGGAAAATGTGCCAATTGTTGAACAATGGCAGGATGTCACCGCAACATTGGATTGGGCAAATGCTACAATCCTTTAATAGA